GTGGTAAGAATTTCCATCAAATATTGGGGCGCGTGATGTAACGGCGGTCTTAACATTTCCATACCCATCATCTATACTGAAAAATAATTTCCCCCAATCATTTCCTCTGTCGCGAACAGCACCAACCACCCAATTATCAGAACAATTTGCCAATCTAAAAACCGTACCAGATTCACTTGTTTTTGCTGGATCAAATCTGAAATTGAATTCAATTGTCTTTGCACTACCGGTCCAATTAAGAACGAAATACTCAAAACTTCCGCTGAAATATGGCTCGTATTTTACTTCTTCCACGATATGTTCTGTAGTATCGGTAAGATTGCTAGTATTTAATATTCCGCCATATTCTTTTATTTTAATGATATTCTTTGGAACGCCAAAGCATGAAATTAATGCATTCAATGATGCTTCCGTCCCCTTCGCTTTGTATATGAAAGGAAGACTATTCAATAATCTTTTCCATATTATTTGGTTTCTTTGTTCTTCGGAAAGATTTCTGGCTTGAGAATAAAATTCAGATTCTGGGTCAAAATCGTTTTTTGAGAATGACGCCAGAATAAGCGGAAGGTTATCTTTTGATATTTCCGCATCCCACCCAAGTGAACGAAGCATATCTCCAACAATATCCAAGGATATTCCAAAATTTGGAGAACTTGAATAATTATTTTTTTCAGTTAACTGTTTTATAGTCAATGAAATATTATCAAAAAAATGACCAACCATGGCCACAAACTTTATATAATCGGCATTGTTGCTTGCGTCCTCTATAATGAACTGTGGCAAATTATTTATCAATGAGCCTCCATTATTTTTATCATAGAATGATGCCGACGTGTATCCATCAACTCCCTCTCCATGTTTTATATACCAACCGGGATTTTCATACAAAAATATTTCATATCCATCCATTCCAGCCTCCAACTCATCTATTTGAGAATTTGCATCAGATTTTTCTTTTAAATAAAATGCATCATTTGGATTTGAAACAAGTTTGGCGTTAATGGTGTCTATTTCATAATACAAAGAATCGATTTGCTTTCTTTTACCACCAAATGCTTGAAGTCTAATATCCGCCGAAGAAAAATTTACAAAATTTTCAAAGTTTCTGTAATTTGTAGTATCAATCAGTTGGTTTTCACGCGAACTTATCTTCTTTGCCAATTCATTGTATGCACTTCCGGTGACAGAAATTAGTTCATCCATCGACAAAGCTTGCGTGGAATTTCCCTCATTTTCTATTTTTACAAGAAAATTTGGTCCTCTCAACGGTATTGTTTTAATTTCTACTTTTGAAAAATAAAATAAATTCTGTACAATTGGCAAGAATCCGAAATCACATGTGATCCACGCCTCTGCACCCAAGTCAAAATTTTGTGGCAATGGATCTATTATTTTAAGTGCTAAATAATCATAGAACCTTGGATCTTGAGTTGGAATCAATTTTTGATTGATTATTGATATTTTTTGACCATTTGTAAAATTTAAGTAATACTTAAAATACCCAGATAAATCTATATTTCGCTTGAGTTCTGCCTCATAAATCGCGGGATAAAATATTTCGTTATAAAATATAGTTTGTAAAAATTCAACAATTTGAGGAAAACTATCTGGACGTTTGTTTGTGATATTGTTGAGTTCTCTATCAACAATAAACAAAAACAAACTGTAATAATAATCCTGTATAATTTGGAATGTAACTCCAGCTTCATAATTCTGATACATCCAATTATTGAACTGATTATATATTCCAAGAATATTATTGTTGGCAATTTGTCTATTTGATTTGTAATTTCCGGTTGATACTCCGTAATATATGTCGGTCAAAAAGTTTATTACGTCAACGTCCGTTTTGAGTCCATAATTATACTTCAGAGCAGCCGATCCACTTGGATTGGATTCCATCACTAGATTATAAATGTTGTATATTTGGGGATTGGAAATATTCGTTGATATTTCTTCAACAACATCTTTCAATTGAAGTCGACTGTTGGAAAATATATCATATTCTCGATTTATTTCCGAATCGGTACCTCTCAGCGTTTGAGGTATCAATGTTATTTCTTGTCTTCCGGTAGAAATAGTATTGATGATAAGTCTCTCGCCGTTTTGTTTTTCATTTCCAACAATATTTCTATTTAATTCAACATATAGCTTATAATTCCCATCCTGCACTCCAATAGAATTCAAGCATCTGCTTACATCAAATAGCAGTGACTTTTGGTCGCTACCAACAATGAAAAAATCACTATTATATTTCTTGTATGAGTATTGATTATACTGATTAAAAGAATCATAATATGACGCGGTGTGTTTTGTGTAAGAACCACTGGAATAAATGGTTGTGGAAGCAACAAATTCACCACTTAGCTCATATACGCCAACATTTATGATGTCTTTTTCCGATTTACCGAACGGAAAATTGCTGGAAGTTTGATTTTCTGTGTAAAAAATAATGTCCGACTGGGACAAGGTAGATCCATGACCCAAAGATTTCGAGGGATATGATATGAATTGCAAACTATTATTCAAATTTTCCATATAACTTATAATTCGTAAAATGTAGGATCAATCTTCGTCTCTACTTTAGTTGGAATATACACAGCATTTATCAACTCTATTGTAATAGATGAACTATATATCTGATCAGGAGCATTCTGTATTATCAAATTTCCACTACTATCAATATTTGGAATGATCGAACCGCTGCGAGTTAGTTTTTCTATGTCGGTTTGATTGTATCCTTGCAAAGTTGGGTTTGGATTCATCTTGAAATCTTAAATGGTGTTGGGATATCAAATGTCATTATAGACCCGCTTTGCTCTGTTCTTATTTGAACCTTGTAGTATCTTTCCGACGGTAGACCAGTTGTGTCTAGCATGAAATAATTTCCATTTGAATCAAAGCTCAAACGAGTAAAATTATCATATGGCAATATATTTTCCTCGCTCTCGGCGTCCTTTATTTGATAAAAGCTAGATGATGGTAGATAGTACTGTGATAAATAATCGGAAAGTTTGTTCGTAAATGTCTTTTGAGGATATCTTTTTCTGGGACTAACATCCAGTCTGATGATTGATCCAAACTTATATTCCGTGGCCATGTTTTTTATGCCAACTACGGCATCTCGAATTTGAATTGGGCTGGCACTTCCTGTATCAAATCCTGGTGACTCCCAACTTAAAACAGAGTCATCCCACGCAACATCCAGATATGGTGAATATATAGTATTTGTTTCTTTGCTGAAGAATTTCAAAGTTCCATATTCAACAGAACTTGATTCATCGCTGTGCATCAAAATTAAACCATTATTTTCAATTTCTTCATTTAACCACCCAAGCACCATGCTAGTTACTTCCATTTTAACATCGCTTGTTTGATAATCAAAGTCCTGTTTGGCACTATAGCTTCCAGAAATATATATATGTGTGTCAATGGCTGAACCGGATTTTTTGGTATTGCTGTCTATCCACCACACACCGCCGCCACTGCAATCCGTAAATGACCCCGTACTCCACCACTTTTCAATCTGATCCGCTCTACTGAATTTCCAATTTACACCATCCGGTGAGGTTGATCCGTCATATTTATAACCGGTGCCCATATCCCAAGATTGAGAAATTGGATAAGCAAATAATGTGTATTTTGTTGGAACTTCAACGGACTCACATATTTTCAGATTGAGGTAAAATTTAGGGTTTATTATTTCGTTATTTGTTATTGCGGTTGCAACATCGTCCAAATCAAAACGAAGTAGTGCTCTTGAAACAACCGAACTCATTGTGTTGGTGTATCTTGGTTCGTATGAACTGGAAATGACAACAGAACTGGTTGACTCCGGATTAAATGATCCCGAAAATGAACCACTCAACAATTCGCAACTTGATGCCGTGTATCCGACCAGTTCCGTATATTGAACTACGCTGGAGCATCCGTTGGTAGATATTCGCTTTTCCACTTCAAGCAGTTCGTCCAATCCTGTATTTTTATACATATAGGCTGGAAGATTGCTTATGTATGCGTCTTTAGTTGGATATAAAAAGTAGTGCATGTGCTATATTATTCACATTATAAATATACGCCGCCTCAAATAAATTTGAGCTATATTTACGCTACACGCCCCACTATATCTTTTGATGGAAAACGGACTTCAAATACACTTGGATCAATTGATGGATATATAACTCCATCAACAGTGGCTTTTCCTATATTATACTCATGCGGAGAATAATCCCCATCTTTTAATGTTAAATTCTTGACATTCAAATATGTCACAGATTGTACTCCATCCACTTTTGCGATTTCCAATTGAAGGCGACTTAAATTAATAGGTTGACAGAATTTAATGTTATTAATATCAAAAAATTGTTGAACCAATGTTAAACAATTTGCCAGAACTTCTCGTTTATTATAATTCTTGTATACAATTACCGTAAAATCTATTCCTATATTTATGATATATCCATCAATCATATTTACACTGTCTGTCAACATTCTATATTGATTTAGATAATTTTTCAAATTTTGGCGAATAGCTTCGTTTGATGTGATTAACCGCTGGTTGTTGTCATAACATAAGATATAAAGATTTATAGCGAACTGATTATTTTTATCTGGGTTGACTTTGTTAATTGTGCCCGGAGAAAAACGGCCCGATTGAGTTTCCGTCGGAGTCGCTTGTATGTTTGCCATATCAAGTTGCGTATCAGTTACTGCATAAACTTTTGCTATAGATCCATATTTTGATGGCATTGCAAATGTTCTTACCTCGTAATCTCCCTGAGTAACAACTCTGTTTTGTGCGGCGAAATAAGCAAGTGCGTTATTTCTTATTTCATCGTTTGTTTCGGCGCTTCTTCCACCCGACGCGGAAATGGGATTATTTACTTTGACGGAACGGCGTACGAGATTTGTAAGATCCAATTCAAGCTTTCCTATCTCGGTCAAATCTCCGAAAAATTCCACCGAGCTAATATTTTTTATGGAGTTGGAATTTATATTGCTAGTTATTCCTCCACCAACAACATATCTAATTGTCAGGGTGGTGTTTGATGGAGCCTGCCCGAATGACTTTGACGACAGAAAGTTAGATGGATCATATGCAATATTCTCAGCTCTGAATGTGGTAGGCTTACTAACGGTGAATGCGTTTGGAACAATGAGTTCGTCTTCTTTGATACTTGTGCCAGACCCAAATTCCAAAAATGTGGTATTGTCGGCACCAACTCCTGTCACAAATCTTTTTGCCGTGCGCAAATATCTCAACAAAAACGGAGAAGTATCTCTGTATACCGATAGAGTATTATCGTTTTTATAAATATTCTCGTAGTTGACTGGTACAAGATCTTG